ACAACGGACCAGTCATCGAAGCACTCGAACGTGGCGCAATCCTACTTCTCGATGAGATTGATCTTGCATCTAATAAAATCCTCTGCCTCCAATCAGTATTAGAAGGTAAAGGTGTCTTCCTGAAAAAGATTGGTCGTTTCGTAAAACCCACTCCTGGGTTCAACGTAATTGCTACTGCAAACACTAAAGGTAAGGGTAGTGAGGATGGTAGGTTTATCGGCACCAACGTGCTCAATGAGGCGTTCCTAGAACGTTTTCCTGTGACCTTTGAGCAGTCATACCCTGCTCCTGTTACTGAACAAAGGATTCTTGAGGGAGTTGCTCTGGACCTTGGTGTAGAGGATCGTGAGTTCTGTAAGCGTCTTGTTGATTGGGGTGATGTAATTCGCAAGACCTTCTATGATGGGGGCATTGAAGAAATCATCAGCACTCGTCGTCTTGTTCATATTATCCGTGCCTACAGCATCTTCCAAGATAAAGCAAAGGCAATTCAAGTTTGTGTAAATCGTTTTGATGATGAAACCAAACAAGCATTCCTGGAACTTTATGATAAGATTGATGTTGACTTTGTAATGCCTTCCGAAACTCCTGAACTGACTATTGAGTATGGTCGCCTTGACAAGAACCTTCCTTTCTGATATAATGACTAATGCATGGTCCCTACTTTACGATGAATTAAAAATGTCTAAAACCTTTGAAACAAAAGAACTTCCTTACCCCTCAAATAATTTTGCTACTGAACCAATTCAATATACTATATCTACTAACTTTAACGATACAATCAGTCTCACTAATAATTCTCCAGCAATTCCCTGGAAATACAACGAGGAGAAGATTGTAAAAGAACTGCTAGAATATGTTCGTGGAACTTATAATCAACACTATTCTGCTGGTGATGATAAAATCCAAACTCTGGATTTGATTGAAGCTTGCGGTGATGGTGAAGCATTCTGTCGCAGTAACATTCTTAAATATGCTTCACGGTATGATAAGAAAGGTACTGCTCGTCGTGACATTATGAAGATTCTGCACTATGCTGTGCTTCTAATGAACTTCAACGACAAGAACGCAAAACGTGAAGTCTATTCTCAATGACAATGAAACTGAAACCCCAAATTATGAAACTCTCTGACAAAACTCTCACTCTTCTCAAGAACTTCTCTTCTATTAACCAATCAATTTTGTTTAAAGAAGGTAGTTCACTTCGCACTATTTCTGTGATGAAGAACATTCTTGCAGAAGCAACAATCGAAGAAGAACTTCCTAAAGACTTTGGCATCTATGATCTTAACCAGTTTCTAAATGGACTCAATTTGCATCAAAATGCAGAACTTGACTTTGTAAATGATAACTATGTTGTGATTAAAGAGGGTCGGTCTCGTTCCAAATATTTCTTTGCAGATCCAAATGTAATCGTTACTCCTCCTGATAAGTCTATTTCTCTTCCTTCTGAAGATGTTTGTTTTGTTCTTGATACTAAAGAACTAGATAAACTTCTCAAAGCTGCTGCTGTATATCAACTTCCTGATCTTTCTGTTGTTGGTGAAGCAGGTGTAGTGAAACTGGTTGTTCGTGATAAAAAGAATGATACATCTAACGACTTCTCTATTGTTGTTGGTGAGACTGATGATGTATTCACCTTTAACTTTAAGGTAGAGAATATCAAGATTATTCCTGGTAATTATGAAGTAGTCATCTCACAAAAACTTCTTTCACGTTTCAAGAACACTGGATTTGATGTCACGTATTATATTGCGATGGAACCTGATAGCACTTTTGAATGAACATCTTTGTAACATCGCCGTGGCCTGCAGAAAGTGCTATAGTACTTCCTGACCGCCATGTGACGAAAATGGCACTTGAAGCATGTCAAATGCTCTCTATCGTGGCATCAGAAAAGTGGGGTCATGGATACGGAACCCTCCCTAAGACCGATGGAACCCCCTACAAGACCGAGAAAGGCGCCTTTCGCAATCACCCCTGCACCCAATGGGCATCAAAGACTATTGATAATGCCTACTGGTTGATTAAGTGGGGTATGAACTTGTGTGATGAATACACTTTACGGTATGGTAAGGTTCATTCGTGCTATAATACTCTTTTGGAAGCATACTATTTGTTCCCAAAAGGTAAGATTGATAAAGTAACTCCTTTTGTTCGTGCAATGCCTGA